GAAAATAATTCGGTACGGCTTGAAATTGTACGCTACACAGATGAAAAACAAGAAGGAGGGCGGGTAGGATGACGACCGTAATCATAATGTATTTAGACGGAGCATGGTGTAAATAATGAATCCAATCGAGGAAAAGGCTGAAAAGTACGCAGAGGGTGCATGGCCCGCCCAGGTCAATGCCTATGAGCGTGGCGGACGTGTGGGTGCAAGAAATGGTTATCTCGCCGGACACGCCGCCGCCCTCTCCGAGCACGAGGGGGAGATGGAGAAAGGAGAGGCACACAGACTAATTTTTGAAACCACGATGGCGTTGATGTTGGGCGTGATAATTCAGCGGGAATTACCAGACCGAGAAGATATTGTGCGGAACTTGAATAAAATAATTGAACCACTTAATATTTACCTCGCCAAACATAAATCCGGGGAAGGAGGGAAGGGATGAAAAGAGAAATCCTATGTCCGCCCTGTAAGGATAAACTCGTAGCGATCTTTATCAAGCTAAATGATTCAACCGAACACTACCAACTCGAACACGGCTTATCGAGGGCTGATTATAGGTGTGATTCCTGCGGTAAAGACATCCTTTCGGGTACACATTGCATCGCAGTCTCGATTTGGGCTGATGGACGGTCCGGATACTACGAGTGGGAGCACGAATTTATCAACCCTCTCCCCACCCCCCTCCCCCGAAGAGGGTAAGACCGGGGAACAAACATCACACGAGGAAGGGAGAATGGAGTGAAGCTCTCTGACCAGACGAAGGAGGGAGAAGAGGGAACTGCTCTGGCGCAAACGCGGACGAGAGAGAAGTGAGATGAAGGAATGACTCCCAACCAGAAAACATTCCTCATCTTGTGGAGCATCCTGGTAGCCCTGATCGGTGTGGGGATCTCCATTATGGGTGTTTTCACGACCGGCGTAGACTTCTGGACCGGAATAGGCTTAGTCTTCTCCGGCCTCAGCGTAATTTGGTACACGATGTACTCTGTGCGAATGGCAAAAGGTGAATAGTTGCCCAGTGGCGAAATGCTTCAGTGCGATCAATGTGGTAAAGCCTTCAAGCGTAAAACGGGCAATCAGAGGTATTTTACGACCTGCTCCAACATCATCCTCAAAACGATTAGATCCCGAGAGAGCTCCCGGAAAAGGAATTTCAAGCCCGACAATGGGAAACCAGGATTCGCATGGATCGAAGATCACATTAAAACAATCAGTAATTGGGAGCCTTCCCCAGTGGATCGCCTTTGAGATCAGAATATAAACTCCGCAAAGTAAGGGGGTATGACCTGCCGAGGCATCGGAGCAGCCTCGCCGCAGATTCCATGCCGCCTGTGATAGAGCCCCTCAGACAGAAGCCGAAGGCCGTTCGATGTGATTATTGCAAGCATCCCGGCGGCCATTACCGCAACTGCGCCACTCTCTTTCTTAGAACATTCGGGAAATTTTAATGTCGAAGCTCAACCCTACTCAAACACGACGGGCACTTACCCAAGCCGTCGAGGAATACGGGAATCGTTGCCACATCTGCAATAGAACGGATCGGCCCCTCGAAGTCGATCACCTAAACGGCGATCCCGAGTACAATCCCTCCGACGGTTCAAACTGGGCGCCGGCCTGTGGCCGGTGCAACAAGGCGAAGGGTCCACGTCGCGGACCGGGAAAACGCTCGAAAAAGGCAGCGTCATCCATTCTCCCGGGTGGGGATAAAAATTTGGTATCTCCTAATACCTTGAGAGAGAGTGAGAGAGAGGGAGAGAGAGAGGGAGTGAGGATGATGTCGGGGGAAATGGTGAAAAACATGGAGTGTGAGCCTAAGTTCAGGAAGTATGTATATAAGATCGTGAGAGAGTTTGGGGTGGTTGTGTATAAAGAGCTGAAGGTTGCAGGAGCCGAGTATGCGGGGGTTTCAGCCCAGACCGCGGACCGGTACTTGGAGAAAATGTGCTCTTTCGCGGGTTCGATGGAGATATTCCGTAACCAAGATGGTGAAAAGTGTGTCCGCTTGAGGGCCCAGGCCACTCCTCCCGAACCCCAAGTCGTACCCCATCCTGAGAGGAAAATCCCAACAAACGGGGAGAAACACCGTCTCTCAGAAGCTGCGAAGAAAGAACTATGAATCGCTCTCGGGCGAGGATTTACACCCGTATCAGGAAGGCGTACTGGAACCTGACCAGGGACGGTGAAATGTCTCAAGGTGAAGCGGTTGATCGAATCGCCGCAGACCCGGAGATTAACATCTTGGGGTATAAGCCCTCCTATATTTTGGATGTTGTCGCCCGCGTTGATCCGGTACGCAAAGATCGGCGTAAAAAGATTTTGGGAAATTCCCGTTGACACGATAGGGCAAAAGTATGTAAATTTCATCCCAGTGAAGCATGGTGTTATTCCTCCTACGGGTGTAGTGGGCCGCGAGTCCCACTGCACCCTTTTTTTATCGTGTAAATCGTGATGAAAAAACCGAGGCGATATAACACGCGCGTTCATGGCCTCACTCCTCTCGAAAAAATGTTTTGCCTTGAATATCTGGTGGATTTGAACCAGACTCAGGCCGCGATCCGCGCAGGCTGTGGCGGCACGGTCGATTCTGCCGCCCAATGGGCCTCACGGACCATCAAGAAAGTCAAGGTCTCTGAATTCATCGAAGCCCGCAAGCGAGAACGTGAAACAAAACTCGACCTCAAGGCCGAGCGCATGTTGAAGAAACTCAACACATTAACCGAGGCAAAGCTGACCGACTTTTTCACGATCGACAAAAAGGGTGGCCTACATTTCAAAGACCCCTCACTGATCGACCCCGAATTTTTAATCGCGCTTACCTTTTCAGTGGAGAACCCGGGCAAAAAGGAAAGGGTGTCGGTCTCCCTCTCCGATAAAATCCGCACGCTGGCCTTCGACAAACTCGCCCATTATCACAAGATCGTCGGCGCCGACGTGAGTGTTTCATTCAACGGCGAAGACCTCGACAGGATGGTTGTGCTGCGGGCGTCAAAGTTCGACACCTCAGGCTCCGATGTCGCTCCTCATTAGCCTCATACTGGTCCTCATGGTCGAAATCGGACCGCAAGCAGGCGGACAGCAAATCTGTTCAGACCGCCCCGAGGATGAAGTCCTTTTTGGTGGCAAGGCCGGGCCCGGTAAATCTTGGTGGCTGGTCTATGACGCCCTGGGCACACAATACCGCTTCACCTCGCTCGGGCGTAACGCCATCGAAGTTCCCGACTACCGTGCCGTGATCTTCCGTCGCCAGTCCAACCATCTCCAAAAACTTATCGACGAAGCGTACAAGATGTACTGTTCCTCAACCTTCAAAGCTGAGTACGTCGCGCAGCGCAAAGGCGATCCCGGCCCGTCCTTTATCTTCCCAACCTACACCCGTAAAGGCGATACAATCTCCACTACCCGGTCCGGCGCAGTAATATTCTTCTGCCACATGGACCAGGAGAAGGACAAGTTCAACCATGACGGCGCGGAGTATCAGTTCGTCGGCTTTGATGAGCTCCAGCAGTTCACCTTCGGCCAGTATATATACCTCTTCACCCGCGCACGCTCGAAAGTCCTGGGCTTGAATCCTCGCATCCGCTCAACGGCGATGCCGATGGGTACGGGTTTGGTCTGGGTCCGCAAGCGGTTCATCCAGAATTCAGAACCGTATCGCCGGTATTCCTTTCTCGCTGATCCTGACGACCCCGAGCGCAATCCGAGAGGCTTGGAGGTTCCCTACAAGACCAAGTATTCCCAAACAAGGATATTCATTCCCGGAAATCTTGAGGATAATAAATTCGTCCTCAAAGACGATTATCGCAGCAAGATCAAACAACAGGGGGAGACGGTCGAAAAAGCTCTCCTGGAAGGTGACTGGTACGCCTTCGGCGGTGATTTCTTCAAGATGTTCGATCCTGCAAAATCGAAAGTGAAACCCTTCCCAATCCCGGAGGAGTGGCCCCTGATCGGCGGCCTCGATCCGGGCTGGTCATCGCCCTGCGCCTTCACGCTTCGCACCGTCGATTTCGAGGGAAACCATTACAAACTCTTCACCTACTACGAGCGTGAAAAAAGTTCCCGAGACCACGCCAAATCCATCGCCGAACGTCTCAAGAATTTCGAGTGGACCGCCGGGCGAATGCCGAACGTCATTGTATCGGGTACGGACGCATGGGCGCGTAAAGACCGCTTCGCCGTCGAATCAAGTGAAGAAACATTCCGCGATCAGTTCGAGAAGGAGGGACTCTCCCTTGAAAAAGCCGTGACCGACAGGGTAAACGGCTGGTGGGCGATGAAAAACTTGATGGAGCAGGGGCGGTATTTCTACTTCGACACATTCAACGAACCCTTCCTCGATGAAATCGCGGCCAGTGTCGCAGACGAAAAGAACCCGGAAGACATCTTAGGCAAGGGCAAGAATCCCGACGTGGTTGCGCACGCCCTCGACGCTGACCGTTATAGCATCATGGCCGCCCGCGGGTATTCAAAACCCATGCCTGAACCGGGGACATGGATGGACCGCTTGAAGAAAAAGCAGAACCCGGAAGTCCCGGAGTTCAAGGTGGGAAGGGGATAGGCGTATCGCATGATGACCACCCTCTACCAAATCCGCTCAACAGGTGAAGTAGTCCAAGCCATCGAATCCTTTGAACACGAAGGAGTCAGGGGGCACCTGGTGGAACGCTATGACGGGATGAAGAAAAGAGAGTTTTTACCTTGTGATGCCGTCTGGTTTGTCGCCATCAAAAACGTACAGTGTAAACCGTTGCAGATATGACCGACCCCCAACTCCATACCGATTCCAGGGTGGCGCAACTCTCATCGGCCTGGACCGCTCTTCAAAACCGCTGGTCCGATTTCCGCGACGCTCAGGTGAAATCCTACAATTACGCCATCGGCGATATGCTCGACCCTGATGTACGCAAAGAACTCAAGGCCGAAGGCCGTCCTATCTTCGAATTCCAACTCCCGAATCAGACGATTCTCTATCTTGCAGGTAAACTCAAAAAGGACACCACAAGGATCAAGGCCGTCCCCGTGCGAAGTGAAGACGTGGACGATTCGGAGTTTATCACCTCACTGGTGAACGATTGGGCGATGGGCAACTGTGACGGCTATAACGAAATGGCCGGAGCCGGTATTGACGCTGCCGTTGGCAAGGTAGGATATGTCTCGAATTATTGGGACATCCGCAGAGATCCCGAGGGGAAGTGGTACACAGGGCGCATTGATCCCTTCCTGGTGATGTTCGACCCTGACTGTAAAAAGCTCGATCAGGATGATTGCCGTTTCGTGTCCTATTCTCCGATGATGAGCGCCGACGAGATCATTCAGGTCTATAAACGCTATCTCACCCCCGAACTCATCTCAGAGATCAGGCAAGAAGCCTCACTCTACGAGAACGCCACCGTTTCAGTCTTCCAGAAAGCCCGTGCGTGGTTTGACCGCATCGGAACCCCGGTAGGAACACCCTTCAACGTCGAAAGGGAAGCCCGTCGTAAGAGTGGACTTCTAACCCCCTTCGTCGATGCGAAAGAGGGCCTCTACCGCGTCATCGAATGGCACGACCGCCGCACCGTCACGAAAAAGTACGTCTACTCGCCAGTGACCCGCGACGTTATTGAAATCCCCGAAGAGAAACACTTGGACGAAGCGTACATCGTCAGTGAGATGAAGAAAATCCCCGGTGCGGTTGTACAGGACGACTCCACCGAATTGCAGTATATCACGGTAGCCTGCCCGGCTCTCATCAAGGACAAGTTCATTTTAGAGCAGCCCTACATGGTCCAGGGCCACGGCTATTCGATCAAATGGGTGTTGTGTTACAACTTCCACCCCGACGTGTTGAAAACGCAGTCCGTCCTCGATTCGCTCATTGCCCCGGTCGATATGTATAACCAGCGGATGATGAGTAGTGTTCAACTGGTCGGCGACACCTTGAATCCCCCCATCGACGCGCCGAAGGGTTCGATCGACCCGGATGATATGTCGTCATGGAGATCCCGGGCCCGTGGCGTCATCCGGTTCTGGAATATCAGAGGTGGGTTCAAACCCGAACCCCGCAAGCCCGATATGAGTGTCTTCAACATCCTTCAGGTCCTGGCCGAAGAGGGGAAGAACTTAGGTGATTATATATCGGCAATCAGCCCCAACGCCCGGGGCTATCAGGAATCATCAAAGGAGTCCGGCGTATTATTCGAATCCCGCAGGGCCGCCTCGGAGGTGATGACGGCCCATTTCTTCGACAATATGCAGGAGTTCATGTGTAACGTTTTTGATTACACTTTCGCCTCGATCCAAAAGTTTATGACGTTCGAGCGAACACTCAGGCTCTTTAATGACGAAGGCGATCCGTACTGGTTGGCGGTGAATCGAGAGACCCTTGAAGGTGTGATGAACGACCTTACCAAAGGCGAGTACGATTTCAAGCCGGACATTGCCGCGATTGGTGAAACCGCCCGCAAGGAGGCCGTTGCAACTTTGGCCGGTGTATCGGAACTTTTCAGCGCTGATCCGGTTATGGGCATGGCCGTTGGAGCTGCGATCCTCCGCAACATGGACGTACCGGAAGCGAAGAAATTGGCCGCGTTCGCAGAGCAGCGCATTGGCGTGGCGGTCAATGCCGAGCAGATGCAGGCGCAACAGCAGGCAGTCTCAGACCAACTCGGAGCAGCCAGGCAGGTGAAGCAACTCTCCGAACCAGCGAAAAAGAACGGAGCCTCGAATGGGAAAAGCTGAACAGGGCCCGGTGACGTCGAAAGATAAGACACCCACGCCGACCACCCACATCAACTCCGACAGCGTGGAGGGGATCAAGGGACTCTCGCTTGGCGACAAGGTAAAATATATCATCACCGGGAAAGTGGTCGGCGTGAGCGAAGACCAATACACAAAGGGTCGCTACAACTGCGAATTGCAGATCGCCTCCGGCTCCATCAAGAAAATATCCGACGCCCCAAAGGATATGCCCGACGAGGAACTTGACGGGAAACTCAAGGAGATGAAGGATGAGGATTGAACTTCCAAGCCCTCAAGAGACTACTTCCTCCGGGCACGGCTGAAAGAGAGATTCGCCGGCAAGGTGATATTCACCTTCCGGCCCTTTTTCATTTTTTACAGAACGCTTTTTTAAGGAAAACCAGATGCCGGATGAATTAAAGGACCTCAAGACCGAAGACCTCGACAAGAGGATCACCGATATACCGGATAGTGATGCGATCTCTTCCCCTGGCCCTGCTGATAGCACGGGTACTCCTGCCTCTACCGGGGCGGACCCGAATGTGCAGAAGGGAACCCGGGGAGCGGCCCCGATCGGGGAACCCGCTGGAAAGAAGGACGACGCGACCACAACCGGTACTGAAGGCGATCAAGCGTTACTCTTGGCCGGGAAATACAAAACCCCGGACGACCTCACCAAAGGGGTAGCGGAGATCACCAAACGGCTGAACCTGCCCGAATTTCTCTTAACCGAGAAGATCGAAGCGGCAAAAGCCTCCGGTGATTGGAAGGGCGTCGAAGAAGTCTACAAGAAGCTCGACGCCGAACTCACGCGCAAGGCCGAAGCCGATAAGGCGAAGCTCACTCCCGCAGCCGTGAAACCCACAGGCGACGTAACCACCCTCAGCGCGGAGGAAATCCAGCGGATCAAGAACGAGACCAAGGAGCGGTTCAACATGGAACTCTCCGAGCATCCCGTGATCCGCGACCTGGCAGACGCCGGGGTGGAATTCCCGATCACCAAAGACACCCTCACCGACCTCAAGCAGGCGAATTACGGGCTCTACATGGCCTTGAAGAGCGCCATTTCCGAAGTCCAGACCAAACTCGAAAAGGAAGCCACCGGTTACGCCGAAGCCTTGGCGGGTGTGTACGCCGCTACCGATGAGGCCAAGACCGAAGGGACGGCCTACCTCACGAAGATCAACTCTGAAATGGGATTGGGCTACACCGAGGACGAGATGAAGGCTGTCGTGGACGCTGCCTTGCAAGATAAGGCGGTCAGTGAGCAGAAATTCGGGATCGACTATCCAATCAAAGAGGCGGTCCGTCGTTATTTCTGGTTGAATCGTCACGAAGAGGTGATGAATCGCGCAACCGAAAGCGCGAGGGCCAAAGGCCGCACCGAGCACACCGAAGATCTGAGGAAGATGCGTGATAAGACGACCGATACGGTCTCCCAAGCCGCATTACCGGGGTCCAAGAACCGCTCAGGCGTGACCGGCAAAATCGACTTCACCAACCCCGAGAACGTACGGGGAGCTGGTGACGACGCACTCGATCAACGACTCAAAGAACTCGCTTCCGAATAGGAAGCCTAAAAAACGATTAAGGAGATTTTTCAGCTATGCCAGCAACAATCTTAAATCTTTCCAGCAACGCGGAACTCAGGACGCTGCTCGCCGAGAAAATGCGGCGTCAGCAGTTCAAGGGTTCCAGGTTTGCCCGCTGGATCGCGCCAAACTACCTCGCCGCCGGCGGTCAGAACACCGCCGAGGAAGTGGTATCGACAGGACCGATGGGCCCGAAATGGACCAGCGCTCCAATCGAAGCCGTCGATGCCTTCATTCAGCAGGGCCGAACGGACATGGTCATCCCGGTCCGCTCGATCCTCACCGGGTTGCCGAAATTCGGCGACTCCCAACTCCGGGGCTCGGAGGAACCGATGGCCTTCACCTTCAGGGCCGTCAAGATCAACCGATGGAGGAAGGCTGTCGCCCCTCCGGTCGGCATGAACCGTCAGAAGATCAAACAGTGGGCGAAGCAGGACGTAATGAGCGCCTCCAATTCGCTCATGGACTGGTACAGGAATTTCCTGCCGTCGAATATCCTCTCGGCAATCTTGGGCGGCTATTCGCGTGAAGTGGTGGCCCCCGTGGTCAATGGTGGGTTGGGTCAGGCAATCGTCTCCCATCCCAACATGATCGTCGCTGGTACGGGCCGCGTGGCCTATACCGCAGGCCGTCCCGGAACTGTCGGGTATGAAAACTCCTGCGCCACAGCCATCGACGGTCTCACCAACACCGCCGAGGATAAGATGTCGGTTGCATTCGTCCGGAACTTGGTTTTCGAGGCGAACCGCTCCAACATCAAACCCCTCGTCACCAAAGACGGATACGAATTCTATCCCATCTGGATGAAGGATTCGGCATGGTTGCAGCTGCGCACGTCGGCGGAATTCATAGCCTACGCGCAGAGCCTGACCTTATCCGAGATGTCGAAGCACCCCTTAGGGAACGGAGCGGTGGCGATCATCGACAACGCGGTGATCTACGTCGATTCGATGCTCTGGAACGCCTACACCAACACGACCGATGCTCTCATCACCTCCGGGTTGGTGGAATACGGCCCACGTCCGACGGCGGGTCAAAGGGCGCAGGGTCTTTACACCGCCAACACGATCAACGCCCTTGACACCGGCACGAAGGCCGTCTGTATCCTCGTCGGCCAGTCGATGCTCTCGATTGGCACCGGCGAAGAGATGGACCTGATTGACGACGAAGAGGATTATGGTGCGATCAAGGGGATGGCGATTGACATGATAAAATCCATCGTCCGCAACGAGACGTATGACACTCTCGGGATTACCGGCCTTACGGCTGGCGATTTTTACGAGAATACGTCGTCGCTGGAGGGCGTCACCTATTCACCGCACGCCTTGAGTTATGCGTAAGGGAGGACGGAAGACCATATGAAACGCATCCTTCTTCTCGCAGCACTCACGCTGGCCCTGATTGCCTCTGGGTTGGCTCAGATCGTGACGGTGGACTACCTCGTTACCGCGAACAACACCATTCTCAACGATGAGGTGGTGACGGTGACGGATATACCGCTCGTCTATTCCGGGGTAACGTATGCCGGTCAGCTCAACGGCGTTCGTCCCGATTCCGTCCGCCTGGAATGGCGGGCAACGGCAACTGGCGACTCCATTAAAGCGGAGCCTGCTGTCGCCGTGGACTTCATGGGAAGCGGTCTGAGTTCCTATGTCGTCTACGACACCGTTAAAGTCGCCGGACTTGGGACTCGCGTACTTCCTCGAAGCGTGTACGCCGCGTCCGATGTCATGGCGGTCAAGATCACAGCCCGCGCAGCGGGGAACACCTTAACCGGTGCGAACAAGCTCTGGCTGCAAGTTCGTCAGTTTTTCACACTTCCCAAACGCTAAAGGAGATCAACGAAACATGGCAACCTACAATAACCTCATTCTCGTAACGCGGGAAGTGGCGATCGACCCGGTGGCGGCATTTAGCTATCCCGTCACTGTTTCGGGTCTTCGCATCTCGCAGAACGGGTTGGGTGAAATTCATGAAATCTGGAACGCCGGTGCTCCCAGCACGGATTTCACCAAATCGCCGAACGGTTCCACGCTCGTCGATACGACCAACTCAGACACCTACGTCAAGGCCGGGGCCGTTGGCTCAGGCATCGCGGGTTCCTGGGTGCAGACCTAATCATCTCTTTTTGTAGGGGATGATGTAACGTTAAACCCCGGACGGTGCAAGAGAATACGTCCCTATTCGCTTTGGCCGCCCGGGGGACTTTATCAACCAAACTTTCCAAGGAAGGATCTTGCCACTCTCATGAAAACATTACGCATCAAACCGGAATCGAAGATTGAGCTTCCCTATCGCATCCAGATCGGCTCCGTCGAAGCCCTGGGAGCCGCTGCTTTCGTCGTCTTCTCGCCTGATGGTGAACTCCCCGACAAGGAGGCCGACGCACAGCTCCTAACCTCTCCCCATATCTTCGAACTCGCCCCGAAGACCGAGGCCGACCCGAAGAAATACATCTGGAAACGTGATTTCGTGAACCGCGTCATGGGCAATGAGATCACCCGTCTCAGCGGTGATGACCAGGTAAAGGTCTTCAAACTCATCGACGAGCTCAACGCGAAGGCCGAGGAGAAATCGAAGAAGGAGAAGGAGGCCGAGAACAAGGCCCAGTTGGAGCGCAACAAGAAAAAGGAAGCCGAAAACCTCGCCGATCGCAAAAGGGCCGAAGCATCGGGCAAAGTGTCCACTTAAATAAGGAATCTGATTCAACAATGAAAACTCTCATTCTCTCCATCTTCCTGGTGTGCGGACTCTCAAGTGTCGCCCACTCGCAAATCGTTTCAATCTTCGAAGCCCGCGAATTTAGCGATACGGCAACCGTCACATGGGATAGCGTCGCCATCGGCGGAAAGAACCTCGCCAAGCATATCGAGATCACCAATACCTCAGCCACAATACCGCTCTTGGTGGCGTTCGAAGACGATACGGTAGCCGGAACCTACTTCACCGTGCCGGTCAGTTCGACCAGGACGCTGCCCTATGTAATCCAGCGCTCATACCTGAGAACGAAGACGGCGAGTTCAACGGCCGTTTACCGAATTCTCACGCTGAGATAGGGGGGGGAGGACGCTTATGCCCTCACTTTCGAACATCCTGAATACCGATCTGGCCTTGGAGGCCGGGACCACGTTCAACGCCTTGACGGATACCGAAAAGATGGCACGATTGAATAGCGTGTATCAGGAAATCGCCGACCTAATAAACTTAGCCGGTAAGACGGACCTGAAGAAATCCACCCACACCGGAGCCTCGGTGAGCCCGTTGAGCGCGTCCAACATCCGCAGCGGTTCTGGTGTCTGCAACATCGCCGGAACGCGGATCAACTTCGACACCGGACCCATCACCGGAAGCTTTACCGTCGTAGCCTGGACCGATACCGGATTCAATGTGATCGTGTCCGGGGCCGATGCGTCGGGTTTCACGGCCTCGACCGTCACCGATGGCGAAACGGTGTATTACCACGCTATTCCAAACGCTTAGGGGGGGGCACGCCATGAAAAAAGCCCTGATTTCTCCCGGGCTTGTTTGCGCGATTTTCTGGCCCGGAGGGGAGAAAGCCGAATGG